CCAGCCAGTAAGCTGAAGGCAATACAGATATTGCTCAACAAGTCGCTGCCAGACATGAGCTCAATACAGATATCGGGAGATGACAATCAACCGCTGGTGATTGAGCACAACGTAGATGTGTTTGGTGAGTTGCTCAAGAACATCAAGATGAAGCGCCAGGCGGCAGAGTGAGCGTACTAGAAGCAATCCTTGAGGATCCCAAGCTCAGGGAGGAGTTTGCCCTCAAGCCGATGGTTGATCAGATTGTCATCAACTGGCAGTTGAAGTGGTTGGAGCTTGATGCGCATGACCACCAGATTGAGCCTGCGGGTGACTGGTGGAACATCTGGTTGATGCTGGCTGGCCGTGGTGCTGGTAAGACTCGCGCAGCCGCCGAGACGCTGGCAATGTGGGCATGGCAAGAGCCCAACACTCGATGGCTGGTGTCAGCCCCTACAAGCGGTGACGTGAAGGGCACGTGCTTTGAGGGTGACTCAGGATTACTCAGCGTGATACCCAAAGAGCTGATAGCAGACTACAACAAGGCGCTGCACGAGATCAGGCTCATCAATGGCTCATTCATCAAGGGCATCCCTGCGTCGGAGCCTGAGCGCTTCCGCGGCCCACAGTTTCATGGTGGATGGCTTGATGAGCTGGCAGCTTGGGACTACTTGCAAGAGTCGTGGGACATGATCCAGTTCGGCATCCGACTCGGTAGCCGCACCAAGCTCATGTGCTCCACTACGCCCAAGCCCAAGGACGTGGTGCTCGACCTGATCGCCCGTGAGGGTGACGATGTGGTGATCACCCGCGCCAGCACATACAGCAACATCAAGAACTTGGCCCCATCATTCCAAAAGCAGATCTTGCAGTATGAGGGCACGAAGCTCGGACGCCAAGAGATCCACGCCGAGATCATCGACCCCGAAGAGGGCGGTATCGTCAGGCGCGACTGGTTCAGACTGTGGCCAGACGGCAAGCCGTTCCCAAGGTTTGAATACATCATCCAGTCTTATGACTGCGGCTACAAGGACGGCAAAGAGAACGACCCGACAGGCTGCATCACATTGGGTGCGTTCAAGCCATTGGACGGCGGCATGTGCGTGATGGTGATCGACTGCTGGCAAGACAAGCTGACCTACCCTGACCTGCGCCCCAAGATCATCGACGAGTACGAGAGCATCTACGGCGAGGGTAAAGAAAAGAAGCGGGTGGACTTGCTGTTGGTGGAGGACAAGGCTGCGGGCATTAGCTTGATCCAAGACTTGCAACGAGCCAACCTGCCCGTGATTGGATACAACCCTGGTCGTGCGGACAAGACACAGCGCCTGAGCATCGTGGCCAACATCATCCGCGCTGGACGTGTGTGGGTGCCAGAGTCAAGCAACCGCAAAGGCTATGTGCGTGACTGGGCTGAAGGCATGGTGAGCCAGATCTGTTCATTCCCTGAGACGGCGCATGACGAGTTCGTGGACTGCATTAGCCAAGGGCTGCGCTACATGCGTGATGCAGGCTGGATCAGCATTGACGCACCACCGCGGGAAGACTATGATGAAGACGATATTTATGATGCAGAAGAATACAATAGAAGATCAAAAGTTAATCCTTATGCCGTATAACTCCGCACCGAGTGCGGTGTTACGATCTTGCGCTAGACGGCGTAAGGCGCTGAAGGCATAATGTCGGCTATTCCCCATTGAGGTTGACATGGCAACACCACCACCGAACGAAGCTGCGAAACTAGCCATTCTGCGCCAGCAACTGATGGACAAGATCAAGCAAGACCAACAGTACAAGCAACAGACTGATCGCCAGTACACGGTTGATATCCAGCCCAACCCCAACTGGACGCCTAAGAAGGCAAATGGCGGATTGGCTCACATGGACAAGGGTGGACGCTTGCCACAACAAACCAACCTTGATATGGCTAGAGAAGCGGCTGAACGTGTTGGACAACATCATGACCCGCACACAAGGTCATTGCAGCAAGGCTATGAGCACGACTGGTATCACGGTAGCACTGGCGACATAAAGTCATTTAATCCAAATACGCGTGGCGAATCTACTGGAGCCGCAAGCGCCAAGAAGGGTTACTTCTTTGCCCGTGACCCCAGCACGCCGCCGCCAGAAATGCTTGAGCATGATCCTGAATCATTGGCTTTATTGCAAAAAATAGGTGCAACTATTCCTCCCAAACCAACTATGGCGGGACATGGAGCGCACACAGCTAGTAGCTACGCAGGCACTGGTGGGTCAAGAGAGTATAAAGAAGCTATGCGCATGGCCAAAGCCGCTGAAAAAGCTAAAGATTGGGATGCGCATCAAAAGTATATGCAAATGGCTGAAGATGCCGAGATCAATAGCATGCGATACCGCCAAGATTTGGTTGCAAAACATGGTGATGCTCGTGACACCATGTATGAACATATTAAAAATGCATGGTATGGCCCCCACAATGCTGAAATGTTCAAAAAAATGTCTCAGCCAGAATATGAAGCGCACGACAAGCGTTACAAAGAACTTATGCCATATGGTTGGCACATTGATTACAAGGATCCACAGTACAAAGCATTAAAAGCACAACTTAAAAAGTTTGGTAATAACAAACAAGTTCAGTCTGCATTGGATGCAATCAATCATTACCAATCAGTTCACAATGAACGCAAAGCATCTGAAGTTGAGTCAGGCGCAAACGTAATGCCCGTGGCTTTGCGTTACAAGAACCCTATGTACCATGATTTCAAAGGTAGTTCATATCGTGACAAAACGTATTCCGACTTAATGGATGAAGCCCTTCGCAAAGGTCATGATGCTTTGATATTGAAAAACACGTTTGATCCAGGCGGTACTGGTAAACCTAAAATGGTTGATGTTGGAGTTGTGTTTAAACCAAATCAAGTGCGTAGCAAGTTTGCAGCTTTTGATCCAGATCGTTTGCACGAATCTGACCTACTTGCAGCTAAAGGCGGCACGATCAGCCAAGACGCCATGCAGTTGGCACTGGTGAAGAAGGGCAAACCAGATGTGCGCCCCACAGTATTCGACGACAAGGCATCACGCCGCAATGAGAAGATTGAAGCGGCAGCACGCGCCTTGATGGAAGGCGAGATGAAGCCAAAGGCGTATGAGAAGCTGGTGGCCAAAGAAAAGCCAGTCAAGCCATATGACTTCATTCCAGCGCCAGCAACCAACGAGAAGGCGATGGAAGTGTTGCTTGATAGGCAGAAGCAAAACTGGCGTTCACACGAGAACTGGCCTGCTGGTCACCGTGTCGGGCTCCGCTTAGACATCCCTGCATACGAGCGCCACGGTGTGTGGGTGAACTCAATTCATGATGAGTCAGGCGGCAAAGACAAGTTCCCAACGTCATATGGCCCAGTGTCGTCGGTGCGCAATGCTGAGTTCCAAGGTAGCCCAAGCAAGGGCATCAAGGTTGCTACTGGTGAGCAAAGCAAAGCGCCGTTCGCCAAGATCATGGGTGACCTTGAGCATATTGACGAAGATAAAGCCGTCAAGCACATGCAGAAGTATTTAAACCACCCAGACTACCGTCAGGTTGGATACGACCCACGCCGTCATGGTGACTTCTATGACCGTGAGACAATGCAACCCATCACGCACTCTGAGCACGTGGTGCAGATCGGCCCGTTGGTTTTGGCCAAGAAACCTAAGTATGGCAAGCGCACGATGTATAAAAAGGGTGGCAAAGTCACCCACGCCCACCACCTTGAAATAGAAGAGCGCAAACTATGAAAGACCTCACAGGCAAAGGTAAGCCGTTCCACTCATCGCTGGACAAGGCGGCGGCATTGTTGAAGCGCAAGGTAGGAACGGGCGCTGAGTTCATGCAAGAGCTCAAAGGCTTGGGCGGCATCAAGCAGGCTGAGATTGACGAGCGCAAGTTGGGTGAAGTGATGGGCATGCCACGCATGACGCACGACCAGTTCATGGCCAACTTGTCAATCCGACCAGTGCCAAAGATTCGTGAAAAGGTATTGGGAGAAGAGCCTGAGCCACCAAGCAGAGAAGAAATTCGTAAAAATGCAAATGATTTAATTAGGGTT